TTATAACACAGTTTACGGGCAATGTAAACAGTTTTTTTCATTTATTTTCACTTTTTTTATATCTTTTTGTTATATAACATCATCCAGAGGAAATATTTGGTATATGGCTTCAGCACATGCTTTAGCTATTTCTCTGTGCTCTTTTTGAGTAGCTTCATCTGCTCGTAACTGTATATAGTGAATCCAAGATCTTAAAGTTCCATTCACGTACATACGAGACATTGTTAAACCTTCAGGTAGAATTGCTCTAGCCTGTTCTTTAGCAATACCAGCATTAATAGCCCATTCATAAGCATGCTTACAGCGTTCAATAATAACCTCTTGGTATGACTCCCAAATATGATGGATAGAATCTTCAGTTGAAAGCTCTATTGAATTCTGTCTATTCTTATTGTCTTGCATACGTGCTTCACGTGTTACAAAAGTTAAATCTTTAGTAGGATCAGCATATCGCTGACTAAATTCTTGAAAAGAAAATGATCTATGTCTAAGGATTTGTCGAGCGATATCCCGAGTTGTCTCTATTTCCATACAGACACTGGCCATCTCTAAAGGTGACCAGTGCTGATGTTTAATCAAATACTTGACTAATTTTTCCGCGGTCTCTTCATTATTTTGGTTATTTGGATTTGAAACTCTAGCGCAATATGCAACCATTTGTAACAAATCATCTTTCAAATCAACGCCAATTGCTGGCTTGCTATGTGAAACAACACGAACGTTAAACATATTAGTCCTCTTTTTGTACTAATGTGTAAATCCCCCAGGCTAATCCAGCCCAAGCTAATAGTTTAGCGATGCCGCCAAACAAGATTACAGAGCCACATATCACAATTAGTGATACTCCATCTAAAGAAGTTCTTTCTTTAATTCTAGCTTTTACCCAATCCATATATTTCTCCTATACTTTGAATTCTGCAAACGTGTCTTTATTTTCTCTATCCCCCCACGTTGCAATTGGTTTATCAGGGATACTCATATCCGACATTATGTCAGACTGAGCAGATTCTTCTACATCATATAACTTCATTCTTGCACGATCAATACCAACAACAAATCTTTTAAATTTGGTAGGATCATTATAACGATTTTTAAGTTGTTTTACCATGACCTGATTTAATTCATCTAGTTCTTCAGTTGCTATTAAAGCAAACATTAAATCAGCAGTAGCTGGTAAACCAAATGACTCAGAAGTATCTTCAAGACCTACATCAGTATTACTAAAACCTGATCTAGTTGTTTGAGTTGCTGTCATAATTGGCAAGTTAAACTCAATTGCTAGACCACGTAACTCTTCAGCAATAGCTTTAATGTAAGTATAACTATTTATACTACCACCCATAGCTTTCATACGAGATGAGGCACATATATTCAAGTAATCTATATATATGATATCTGGTTTAAATTTCTTTTTCATTTTAAGTTCATTAAGTAAAGCTCTGAAATGACCAGAATGAGCAGCACCAGTTGGATATTCTTTAATAATTAATTTACCAATAGTGCCTTTAGCAATCTTTTGAATCTTTTCAGAAAATACATCTTTAGGTAATGATTCTAATTGCTGAATTGGTAAATCCATTAAGTTAGCATCAATACGTTCAGCAATTCTTTCTTCAGCCATTTCCATGGTAATATATAAAACATTCTTACCTTGTTGTAAAACAGAAGCTGCATTGTGGCACATAAACAAAGATTTACCTACACCAGTACCAGCCAAAACAACATTTAATGTTTTATTAGGAATGCCACCTTTTGTAATTTTGTTAAAGTATTCAAGATCCCATGGTATTCTTTCTTCAACTCTATTATAAAATTCAAAACGACCATCAGAATCATCAATATAATCATGGCCAATAGCTTGATCAAAAGAAACTCCAAGAGCTGTTGATAGTATTTCTGGTATAGCACCTTCAGATAACTCTTGGCTTTTACCATCAATAATACCAATTGATTCCATAATAGCAATATATACTGCACGATCTTTACACCACTTTTCAGTTTCAATAATAAGATATTCAGTATCTAAATCAGTCTTAGTATTAATTTCGTTAATTAACATTGATGATTGATTTAAAACATCTTCAGGAGCATTTAATTTTTGTAGCTCAATATCTAATACTCTACCGGTTGGTAGCTTATTATGCGTAGAAACAAATCCTACAATAAGATCAAATACTACTTTATGAGAACCTTCAAAATAATCTTTTTGAAGATATGGTATTACTCTTCTACAGTATTCTTCGTTATTGAGTAGATGACTCAGTACGTGTGTTGGTATCTCGTTGATCAATTTTTGTTGTCCCTTCGTCAATAATATGTGTTAATAAATCGCCGAGGTAGTTATTAAAATCCTCGTCTTCTCTCAATTTGTCATGATCAAATTCACCTGGATCATTGATGTTATATGTAAACGTCAATGTAGCAATATCTAATTCAGGAGATTCTTTAATAGAAACTCTTCCGTAAATAAATCTTACACCGGCCCATGGTGACGGATCTTTTAGTTGTATAGCATAAAAATCCGATTCTTCATGTTCTACCGTAGTAAAGTGATTATCCATTACATTACCTCTGGATCAAAGTCAATAATTGATTTGTGACCAATTTGATATTGACTAACAAGAAACTTTTTAAACTTTTCAGTGTTAAGAATAGGTTCCCAAAATTCATCAGACTTAGTATCCTTTTCTCTTACTTTAGGTTCAACCATTTCGCCAGTATCTTGGTCAACCATAGCATACCATCCATTACTTGGTTTTACTACAAATCCACCTGCTATAGCAATATCTAATAGACCACTATTACGTTCAACACCGCCATCCCATGAAACTGATACAGGAATCTTAGATTTTTCTTTAACCATTCGTGACTTTTCAACATTGATAATAAAATCATACCCAGTTACTTCCATTCCCTTTTTGTTTTGTCTACGACCTAAGATCCAAATATTATCAGCAGAGTAATAAATACCAGTACCACCAGATACAATAGCTTTAGGAAATAAACCAATCTCTTGATAAGTGTGGTTTACAGCCAATAAAGGAACATCTTTCATAGTTAGATATGGTGTTACCATTCTAAATAAACCTTTTAGTGCTTTTGCTCTTGACATATCAGCGACTGACTTTTCATTTAAAGCATCTTCTAATTCTTTCTTAGAAGCAAGGTTACCAATAGAATCAATAACAATAATAACTTTATCTTTACGTTCAATATTATCCAATTGACCAACCAAATCAAATTTAAGTTGTTCAACATCTACGATTGGCGTATGTAATACTCTAGTAGTATCAATGCCAAATGCTTCGAAGTATGATTGTGGTGAACCAAATTCAGAATCATAAAATAACATTACTGCATCTTTATGTTCTTTCATATAAGCTGAAGCCATTAGCAAAGCAAATGATGTTTTAAAATGTTTTGAAGGACCTGCTAATACTGTTAAACCAGAAGTTAATCCACCATCGGGATCTCCTGATAAAGCAACATTAACCATTGGTACTTCTGTTTTGACCATGGTCTTTTCACCAAAGAAAATACTATCAGATAGTACATCTGTAGTTTTAATCTTTGAGTTCTTTTTTAATTTATCCATTACTGACATTATCTTTTTCTCCTACCGAATTGTGTTTGTTCCATAGAGCGTAATTGCCTCTTATGACGCGCAACTGCTTCGGCCTTTTTGCGCTTACGTTTTGCAGTAGGTTTCTCATAATATTCTTTTTTTCGAATATCTTGTAAGATTCCAGCCGCTTCCACAGCTTTTTTAAATTTACGTAGTGCCACTTCAAACGGCATGTCTTGTGGTGGACGCTGTTTTCCTTTTCCTTTACGGAATCTTTGTGGTTGTGCTTTTAAGTTTATACTTGGCATATTTCCTCTTTATTTTATTTAATGATAGGTATATTATAACATAAATTCAGTCAATTGTAAACAGTTTTTTTCATATTCATAGGCTTTTTTCTTATTATCTTGAACCATGAAATTTGTATCAATCATATCTAATTTTCCTTCAAGATATTTTTTGACCATTCGAGCTGGATGCTCTGCAGTTGTAACTGGTACGTTTTGACATATGTGGTTAAGTGATCTTTTAGGATTTAATAATTGAAAATCACTTGGTAGCTTCATTAACGTTAATGCTTCTCTTACCGTTAAGAATCTATCTTCATCAGGATGCGTCAAACTTGTAGGCATATGCCCTACAAAAGCACCTATCTTGTCTTTAGGAATTTCGACGCCCTTTCGCATAATATTACCACCGGCTTTGAGCTTATGATATTGTCTATCACATTTTTTTGCACAAATATCAAAGCCATTTTCTCGCATCCATTGACCAACTTCTTTATAAGTTTTTCTTTCTTCAATATAATCTTGTAAACCAGTAGTTTTTTCAATCTTAGCAGAAAATTCAGCGTGTGTAATAC